TTAGTTCTTTCTTTATTGGCAATTTGATAGATGTGCTATCTGCCGCTTATTCCATTATAGCTTCTCTATCTAAGGATGATGAGAATGTTAAAGGATTGAAAGAAAGATTAAATAAAACTAAGGAACGTAACCAAGAGTTAAAGAATAAGGTTTCAAAAATAGCAAAAACTAAGAATGTCGAACCAGCGTTATCTGATAGAATTAATGAATCTTGCCATGAATGTCAATCTCCCCCTGTTGTAGCAAACTCTAGTGTGCATTATTGCATAGCTTGTTGGAAATCTAAGTTTCCACTTGTTTGTTTTAATTGCGGAACAGCAACTTGTTCCGAGATGGGGCTGAGTTTTATTGACAATTCTGACTATAATGTCACTACTAGCGTTCTTCTTTGCAAAGCCTGTGAACTTCATGCTGCCGGTTGGTATAGGCGTGAATTTTCTGCATTCTTAGAATCAAAAGTAGCCTACAGCCAAGCTGCAGGTGAAATGGTTGAGTTTAGGAATAAAGCTTGTAAGGATGCTTTTCTGGATTGTGCTGCTCAAGTGGGTTGGAGAAATGTCTACAAATGTAAGACAAAAGAAGCAAATAAGAAACCCGTTCAATCGAAATATTGTGATCGCAATTTTGTTGAAGTAAGCGTTAAGTTACCTGCATCGGAGGAAACTAACGAAGAAGATGACAAAGAGATTGAAAAACCTGATCCTCAAGTTGAGAAAATAAAAGATCAACATAAAGAAAATTTGAGGAAACAGAAGGAGCAAAATAAGAAGCTTGTTGCACTTCGAAAACAACTAGAAGAGGCTACTAATGACTTTAATAAGTCTTCTGATAGTTCCCGTCACTCATCAGATGATGATGAAGAAGATTATACTCAATCTGAAGATGAAGAAGAAGAGGAAATTGAAGAAAAGAAGCACAGAGGTGGCGATCTAGCCCCAATTGATTACCCTCGTTACCAGATGTTAAATGATGAAGAAGAAGAAGGTGGAGAAGTTGCAAATTTTCCTGTTGTCAAAAACGTAGTTTATGTTAATGATTATGGAACTGTTGCTCCCTATGCTCCCAGCTTTGAATTCGTCAATGACATCAAAGTACAGAAACCTGTTAAGGGTGCAATTTACGATAGTCTTCTAAGTTACTTCATACCTTTTTGGTATCTTCGTGAGATTTTCCTTTCTATGAAAGGTTCAGCATCTGAAACTATGCACAAAGCAATCATGCAAACAGTAAATAAAGTCTTCTCAGCACTAGGTGTAGAGATTCCTTCAAGTGTTGCTATGCAACAGAAGGTTAAAGAATGTATAGCTGTTTTTGAAAAGAAATTCAAAGTTGATTTGCGGAGTACAAAGTTTTGGGTTTGTTTTCTTCTTTTTATGGTTTTTGTTGTTGGGTTTATTGTTGTCGTGTATTGTTACATGAAAGAGAAAAATAAATACCCCGCTAATAAAAGGCCTATTACTAGAATTGGTGTCAAGGAAGGTGGTTCACCTTACCCTGATGATGAAACACTTCATAATCCTATTAAGTTTAAGATGTGGTTGTATATGTATTTGGACGATATAGAAGCTGCTAGTCCAAGATATGATGCTGCTACAGGAAAGACTATAACTTATGCTATGTTCTTGAAAAATGCTCATGAAAACGCTCTAGAGGAAAAATTAAATAGAGATGAGTTGAAAAAGAAAGGATATACTGAGGAATGGGAAGAAGCTGAAGAAGAATATGTTTCAAAGAAAGATAGGAGAAATAGAAACGATGCTTCATATCGTGATAACTATCTTGCTGATTCTAATAATTTTAAAAAGAATAGGACTATTAAAGGAACCGATGAAGGTTCTGGTCAAAAAGCACCAAAAATGTCCGCCCATACCAAGCATAAAGTCCAACAGGACAAAGCATCTTATGCCACTGGTAGAAAACAAGTCAAAGAAGCTGTAAAAACAAGGTATTTTCCTAAAACTACCTTTAATATCTTCTATAAGACGCCTAGCTCAGGATCAGCTAATGCGAAGTGTTATGCCCAACGTATAAATGGGAAACAAAAATTTTTCGTGGCGTCTAAAACGGGAGCCTGTATGACTACCTATTTAGATGACAAAACAAAAATGATTAGTTGTTGTCATATGAACACTAAAGAATCGAAGCAAGCTGTGCTTCCTAGTAGTGATATCATAACTGACAAGAGTTTGCGAACTTTTTCTCAATTCATTTTTGTTTGTCTCGGTCCAAAAGACAAAGCTCTTTCCAATGGCACTTTTATTGGAAATTATGCAGTGTCTTCTTCACATGTCTATCCGCAAGTTCAAGTTGGCGGTAAAGTGAAGATAAAATATTTCTTAACTGAATGGAAAACTTATGAGGTTGTCCTAAGGAAAAAAGTCTCAGTTAAGGATGCTTGGGGAAATAATGAAGATCTCTTATTGTTTTCAAAACCTCCAGGTACGAAATCTATGCCTATGTCGGTTCCAATTACTGGATCTGTGTCTCGCCTAGTGTGGTTTGACATAGAGAAAGAAACCCTTGATATTTGCACATCTACTGGAACGTTTGATGGAAAAGGTTACAACATGTCCTCAGAGAATGGTACTTGTAACTGTCCATTTATCCAGAGTATCAATGGCCGCCCTGCTGTGGTAGGATTTCATAATGCTACTGATGGTCAAAGGAATTTCCCTTTGACTATCACCACTGAAATAATGTCGGTTTTTCAATAAGATGCCTCATGGCCGAGCCAAGGTGGCTTGGCCATGAGGCCTTCAGCATCCACAAGAGGATGTTGGAAGGTCCCTCAGAATTTGAGGGCTTATTGGTTTATGGTAGGATAAAAGTAGGAAAGCAACAACCAAGAATGTCAGTTAACCAAAAATTTTTAGAATTTCTGCGTTCTCGTTCGCTTTTTCACGATCTTAACCTTACACATTATTTTAAAGAATCTGTTGGCAATACTTACAGTAAAACTCTTTACTGTCCTGCCATTATTAATGCTAATCTTTTGTGGCCTAAATTTAGGAAATATGCTTATAAAGAAAGAAATATTGATAATGAAGCATGGGAAGAAGCTTTGAGATGGACGTATCTCCATTACTCAAAGATCCCTGAGGTTACCATTGTGCATGACATGGACCTACAAAAAACTTTATTATCAAGTTCCGATCTCGATGGTTCTTGTGGCGTGGTTTATTCACGTTTTTCCCCTAGCAAAAAGCATTTTATTTTGAAGAAGATGACGGCTTATTTTAAAGCCAGGGAATTTTTCAAATATTGTCCAGTCTCTTTCTGGAAAGGCTTTTGCAAAGAGGAATTGAGAGAAGGGGAGAAGGTTTTAGATAGTCCTTCTACACGTATGATATGGGGTGAAGACGTCATCCATTTCATTGCAGCCTTCCAACTCTTCTACGAATTACAAGAAAAATTCATACAACTCCGAGAACACTTTTGGTCATCCGCTGGTCTTGATTTTGCAGGATCAGAGTATGGGATGAGAATGAGTAGATTCACTGGTAGGAGTGTATGTTCGATTGATGGATCAGGTTTTGATGCAAATATGCAGGAATCTGATATTCTTGATTTACATGTTTTATGGGATACCTTCTTTATTAATAAAGATGAGTTATACTATGACTTATTAACTTTTGTTATGTCGAATGATGTTTATTCAACTGTAGTCATGGGAGATGGTAGAATAGTCAGAAAAGAAGCGGGAAACCCCTCTGGCTCCTACCTTACCCTGATGAGGAATACATTCCATAATTATCGTTTATATGCATATGTATATATAACCTCATCCAAAAACTCAGGGTATGAGTACTCTTATGAACAGTACACATCGGATCATGAAGCTCTCATGAATGGTGACGATTGTATCATAACAAAATCCTTAAACATGACATGGCCTATTGTACAAAAATACATGTCCACTTTCTTAGATCTGACAATTGACTCAGAAGAGGAATCCTCTATATTTGATGTTTTTTACTGCGGATGTAAAGCAGTTGAAACACAAGGCCAGATAGTGCCTCTAAGAAATTCATATAAATTACTTTTATCACTCTTATTTTTGAATAAGGAAGAAACAGAAAGGGAGAAAATCCTCGGCTTGATTAATGCTAACCCTTTTGATGACTTTTTTATTCAAATTTTACGAGAGTATTCAAGTTCTAGAAACTATGCCATTATTCCAATACAAGCAATTAGAAATCGCTTCTTTTATAAGGAGGTTAGAGAA